ATCTAATCTTGGCATATCATCTACTGTTAATTCCTCTATAAGTCCATCTTTGCGAACTCTTGAAGCATCACCATTACGCTCGTAATCAAAATCCCCTACACCATTAACAGGTAAAATTGAATAAACGTCACCGCTTTTATATCCGCTTGGTATTAATGCTAATTTTGGATTCTCCATTATCTTTCTGTTATTATTGATGTCGTTGCACAGTACCACCATTGACCGTCTACTTCTAGCCTTAACGTTACTGTTTCACCTCTGTTTATTTCTATTGATTTACCAAAATCCAATATTACGCTTTCATATACATTGTTTCCATATGTTTCGGTTTCGCTGCCTTTAAAAACTCCATCCACATAAACGCTTAAAGTTAAAGAACTTCCGTTAGGAAACTGATTACTAGAGTAAGGCATTGACGAAATCATAAACTGGCTATAATAAGCATTATAAGGAACAGGAATCCCACCATATGAAAACGGAAAAGTTGTACTAGAACCAGTGTCGTAAAGCGTATAAGTGTTAATCCCAGTAATACTATGCCGCCAAGTCACAGATATTTTCTCAGAAGTTAAACCCCTGCCTGTATAGTCTATTGACTTCGCTCTTATGATTTTATCTGTTGAAATCATTTGTCTTTTTTCCTTATTAAAGGTTTGCTTTGTTTTTTTAAATAAGCAACTAACTTATTTAAGTTTTTTTTCTTTACTTTATATATCATAAAACCCAACCATTAAACACCGTATCTGTATCCGGGCTTATATCCGAACCCGAGTTGCTTGTGTATTCTGGAAATTTTGAACTATTATCACAAAGGTAATCAACTAATCTAGTTGAATAATAATTAGCGTATTCCCTAGCTTTGCCCACTAAATAATCAACTTCGTTTTTATTAACGTTTTCAGCGGTTTCGCTTGAATGTTTAAACACTCCGCCATTCTTAATTTGATACGCCGCAAATGGAATGTAATTAACTTGAGCAAACCATATTAAGGTTGGTTGTATATAGTCGCTTACAAGTGCTAAATAATCGCCTGTTAAAGTACTGTTTTCAATGTCCGTACTTATTCGGTTATATAAATCCGTTCCTAGTAGGTTTTGGATGTCAATTTCTTGACCTAGTTTAATAAACTGTATAAACTTATCAGTATCTACATTCCCATCTAAGATAGAATTTCGTACTAAGTCCGTTCTTGATATAAATAATGCTGTTGCCATTTAGTTTTCGAATTTCATTTTGTTCCAATATTCAGCAGTATAACCTTTATACTTCATATCCTTTGGTGCTACTGGTACTTTTTGAGCATTCTTTGGTGCTTTAAAACCTTTGCTTTTTGCTTGACCGCTTGTAATTTGGCTTTTTTCACCGTTTTTAATTTGGTAAGTTTTCCTAAACCACTTATGATTACATCTAGCACCGCCTTTCCAGAGCCAAATGGAATATTTTCCAGAGCCTTTTTTTCCGCCTTTTGCAAAACTTGGATTAACCTCTTTTTTACCCATTCGTACGATGTCCTCTTTGCGGTAAACTTTTTTAGCTTTTACCATTTTAGAACAAAATTGTCGGCTGTTTGACCCTGCTTTTTCTGGTGCATAAGAATAACGCACTAAGAACTGTACACCTTTTTGACTATCTTGTTTTGATTTGCCATCTTGTGTACTTTTTGCGTTTGGTTTAGCCGTTCCTGTGCTTACAAAATTCCATATTTTAGATAACGTTGTTTCGTCTTTTTCTGGCTCTGTGTTTAAGTCTGTTATAACTTCATCAAGTTCATCGTTTAGTTCATAATCAACTTCGCTTTCATCCACTAAATCATATTCGGCTAGTAGTTCTTCTTCACTCTCTCCTAAGTCGATTAATTCATCAGCAATATTACTTCCTAATTCATCTGGTAAATCTTGACTTAATTTAACTCCTGTTTCTTCTTCTCGTGTTTCTGCATCCTCAACATTTTCTAAGTCTGTAAATTCTAAAGGTTGAAGCGTTTTAAAGTACAGTTTAAGGCTCATTTGATTAAATGCTAGTATAGAATCAAAAGCATCTATTAAAAGCATCTGAAATGGTCTTATAACGGTGTTATCCATTAAGGTACTAGCTGTTATCAATTCTTGTGCATTATTACCTAGTCCGCTATTATCTTTAATACCTAAAAGCATTGGCGAAACAACCCTGTGTGCTACCATTACTTTTTTAGAACTTTCATCACTTAAAAATTGATATTGCTGATGTGCTTCGCTTAACTGAATAGGCTCAATAGTTGCTGCACTTTCTGGATTGTCGTTAAATGCTAGTATAAACTTTCCTGCATTACTCGAACCGCTAAACTTTTGGTATATTCTATTTTCTAAGGCTTGGCGTTCTTCAGCGTTTGGTGTACCATTATTCATATTAATCAACATCGAAGGTGCTAAACCGTTCAAGATATTGTTTAAATGATAGTTCGAGATTTCCTGTTCTAGTTCTGCATATTGTAAACCACCTGCATAATCTGGACTTGAATAGTATTTATACCCTGCTCTGTAAGGCTTTACATATATAATCTCTATATTTTCAGAACTACACCCAAAAGATGGTATTCTAGTCGTGTGACCTACGTTTTTCACCTTCTTCCAGTCATCTGCATAGTAATACGCTTCTATTTCGCCTTTGTCATTACATTTTTCAGCTCTTAAGTTTTCAACTGGAATATGTTCAACTTGTGCAATTGTTTTTTTATCCTTAGAATAAATGACTTGCATAGCACATTGACCCATTAATTTAAGGTCATAGCATAATTTACGAACCATATCTTTATGAAACAAAGAAATCATTTTAGCGTACTGTTCTGGCTTTTTATTTGAGTTTAAAGCATCTAGTCCACGTCCGTAAATCATTTCACTAATACCGTTTATAATAGCGTTATTTGTTGGGCTACCATTATATCGGTCAATTAAGTACTTAAAATAATTGTTATCAGAACCATAAGAAACCCATTCTTTATTGGACTTCTCAACAATATCTGGTGTTGTGTAGGTACTTAAATTTACTATTCTTAAATCGTTCATATTTATATTATTATAAATTCGTTATCCGAACTCTCTTCACTTATATACTGGTCTTTATTTACGCTATAATATTCATCATTACTTTGGTTAGTTGCTTGGTCTGTGCAAAAAATCTTATCCTTATAAATTATGTTATTTGAATAAATAACGTCTAATATATAAAAATCGCTTTCAGTTAAAGTGCCAAAAACAGCATCAAAAGAAATATAATTACCATTTATAACCGATGTAGCATCAACTGTAATAGTTTTGTTTGTACTTTCGCTAGTCAATTTTAGGTTCAATGTACCTACTGTAAATTCTCTTGGAATTATCTTAAAGCTTTTATTTCCGCTTGTGCTTATTAACTTCATATTAATATATAAATAAAAAACAAATATTTTGTATTGTGTAGATATAAAAAAAGGGCTATCCGTTAAGATAACCCCATTTTACAAGTAAAAGTACTAATTAAGCCGTTGGGTCAATTTGAACCGCTGAAGCATCGTCAGTAATTACAGTTGATGTTACAAAGTAAGGCGGTGCAGTTTCTTGTGCGTTCACCGTTAATGTGTAACCTGTTAAATCTCCCATTGCAGCTCCTGTAACGATAGTTCCACCGTTTACATCACCGCCATTTTCAAGTCCTACTAAAAAGAAGTTTCCGTTATAATCTTCAACAGCAACGTGTGGACGTGCGTGTGCGATTAGTTTAAGTTCTTCCTGTGTAGCTTTGTCTTGAAATGTCAAAGTCATATTAAGTGTAGTATCATAGAAAGTCGTTCCGTTTTCTCGGCTTGAAGTAATAGCAGTTTCCATTGAACTGTTACCTTTTACATCAAACTGAAACCACGTTGGAGTTAAAGATACTGCTGTTATTTCGCCAGCTACGATTGTCGCATCTCCTAAAGTTCCGTAATCTGCAAAGTAGATAGTTTTAATCCCTCCGACTGCTGACTTGCACGGTACTTTACGTCCGCTTGTGATAATGCATCCCATAAGTTGTTTATTTTTTTTTAGTTAACTACTTGACTATCAAATAGTTGTAAATAAAAAAGGGTAGGCAGAACCCACCCCTTTAAATTTGATTAGTTAATTATTATACAGTTTTTCTGTAAACGATATCAGTTACTTGTGCATACTGAACACCTGCTGTAAATCTCATTACGATACGTACATTTTGTGAACCGTCATTCTCAGCCATATCAATTACTCGTACTTCGTTCAAGTCATTTAAAAGACCTGTTCCAAAGAATAAGTTAGATTTTTCAGCAGCGATAATCGTTCCTGCTGCTGCACCTCTAATAGCTACTACTGGAATTCCATCAAAGAATAAAGAACCTAAAGACTGGTTGTTTCCTTTGTTTTCGTATCCGTTTGCACCTTGTCCGCCCGATTGGAATCCTCCTAAAGCACGAGTGTAAGCACGTACTACATCAGAAGCAGCATAGATATGTAAATCCTCAGAACCGTAAACAGCCGTAGGAATTGCATCTACAACAGCACCTAGTTCATCTAAAACATTTGCTGATGTAATTGCAGCACCTGTTAAATCTTGACCTGAAGGAAGGTTTGTGTCAGCATCTAATAAAGTTGCAAATCCGTCAAACTGTCCGCTTGTTGCAGTTGAACCAGACCAGATATTTTTCTCTGTTCTATCTGCTACTTTTGAAGCAACGTGTCCGATTACGAAATCAGCAAAGCTTGGTGCTAATTCATCAAAAGCACTAAAGCCCATTTTTTCAGCTTCCCAAGAATCGTGTAATGTTTTCTTACAAATATCAAGGTTCACTTGAAATTCTTCTGGTTGTAGGATAGCTTCTGTTAAAGTTAGCGTTCCTGCATCTGTTTGGAAGTCACAAGAAGCATCTTTTACGATGTCATCAGTAGCAGCCTTTTGAATTACAGATTTGAATTTTACGTTTGGCATTACGGTAATTAACCCTTTATCCAAAGTGTCAGCAGATAGTAAAGCAGCAGCAATGTATTTGCCACTAAATTCACCTGCATAAGTTGTTGTTAATGATACACTCATTTTATTTAGTTTTTAGTTGTTATTAATTGTTTAGTCTTGACATTACTCTATCAATAGTAGTGCTTTTTCTGTTTTTAGAAACACTAAATTTCGAGATAGTTTTATGTACTTCTGGATTTGATACGATAGGCTCAGCACTTGGTTCATTTAACTCAGCTTGTACTTCAACTGGTACTTCGTTTAACTCTACTCTTTCGTGTTTAGCTAATTCTTCTGTTAAAAGGTTTCCTAAGTCCTCACTCAAATCTTCTTTTGGTTCTAGCATTGCTTTGATTTCTTCAATCATATCTTTTACTTCTGCTAGTTCTTCTTTAGTAGCATAGCCCATTTCTTCTTCTTCAGCCGCTTCAACCTCAACTTCTTC